TATACCAACTTGACTCACATTCTTTTGTTCAGCGGTAGCAGTGGTAATGGTATTTGCAATTACCTCTTTAATGTCATCAGGCTGGTGTGTTAGATCAATCAGTCGACGATTGCGTTCATAATCTTCTAGCACTCGATGTTCTACTCCATTATGGTCAGACCACCTCTGAAGCATGAGATTGTTCCACGCATATCCTTTGCTGTTACGATCTTCGAACGCTTCAGTAAGACCCACTTTTTTGCTTGTGCCTTTAGTACGTACACCCGGATACGCTGAGAAGACATTATCACTGGTATCACCACGCATGCATTTTTCGAACAATAGCCATTCTGGATTAGGTGCGGGCTTAGGCTCTTGTGTTTTCTTGTCAATGACTGCTTTACCTTTGTCATCAAATATTCCTTTGTCAGTGATAACATGTTCCATGACACCGTTGTACTGCGTGACATTGGGTGCAATCAATTGAACAAAGTCTGTGTCTGTGCTAATGATCACATGTTTGTCATTTGGATGCGTTTGTATCCAACCAGCAATTAAATCATCTGCTTCGAGGCGTGGATTTTGTAGCACAGTACAGTTGGTCTTTTCTGCGATAAAGTCTTTGAATGTATCAAATGCTTCCCAGAAGATCTTTTCTTCGTCTGCTTCACGTTCTGTGTGAGCAGCACGTTGAGCAGCACGTTGAGCTTTGTAAGGAGTATAGTAATCTTTCCGCCAGCTACGCCCCTCTAAGCAGAAGATAACATGGCTACCTTCGAACTGCTGCCATGCTTTGCGAATGCTGTTTAAAGTAATATGAAACGCCATGCCTAGTTTAATATCAGCGTCACCGTTGATAACGTGCCGAGCACGAAAGAATGTGTTTGCTGTATCAACTAAGATATATGTCATAGATTGTCTTTCTTTACTGTTTTAATATCAATTAAGCCTGTGTTTACAGGACCGCCAAAATCACCATCAACTACTACATTGGCACACAGTTCACGGAACCAACGATCTATAATTTCTTCGTCTTTATCCCCGTCCTCACCGTATCCCTCTTGCTTTAATTTTAACACAAAAAGGTCGTTCCAGTCAAGCTCAAAAAAGCCATTACGCACATTATCTTTGTTGACATGTGTTTCGAGTACACCTACCCACGGTTCTTTTTTGCGTGTTGCACGTTCTTTTGGTGATAGTTTAGCCTGTGCTTCTGCTTCTGTGGCACGTTCAGCAGCCGCAGTGGCTGCTTTGGCTGTTTCAGCAGCCTCGGCTGCGATGATTGCAGATCGTTCAGCTTCTGCTCTGATCTTATCAATACCAAATAATTTTTCAATCCATTTATTCATTATGTTCCCCACTCATTTTTAAATAACGGCACTTGTAGTCTATCACTGTACCTAAGTCCGTGTTTCATTGCTAATTCTGCTACACGACGGTTATTTAGCGTGTACACTGATTCAACTCCGCCCACAGGCATGAGATAACAATGTCCGGTGAATCCTTCTGCTCGATATATATCTAGAGTTTCTAGAGCTTCTTCAGCATCTTCTTCTGTAGCAATAACTAACTTAAGATAGGTATTACCAACTTCTTGATATTCACAAACAACATCTGGCTTTATCGCTTCGTGCCTTTCTTCGCCTGAACAGCTGAGTTTGGCACTGACTGAAAATGTAACTTCTCTAGAAACAAATGGAGGATTCTGGTTCCACTCTTGTAAGAATGTTTTAAACTCTGGTGTGAGTTTCTGAGTACCGTTTGTTTCAAACGTAATTTCTTTAAGACCTGTCATGCTCGGATGATTCAACAGATCTGGATAAGCACGTTGCCAACCTAGTAACGGTTCGCCGCCTGTAATAACAAGATGTTCGTCTTCCCAACGCTTGTAAGGTAAGATTTCCATGATACGTTCTGCTATTGCATCTGAAGTAAGCATCGGACTAAGATCTTTAAACTCTGGCATCCATGATGCATAGCTGTCACAGCCTGTGCTAACTAACGGAAGTTCTTCATACGTTTGAAATGATTCGATCATTGAGTGTGTGGCCGCAATGTCAGTAGCCTCGTGACTGATTTCACCACGAGGCATGCCAAAGCCAGCACACTTGAAGTTACACCCAAATGTACGCAAGAAAACAGAAGGAACACCCATATAACGTCCTTCGCCTTGTATGCTGTAGAACAGCTCTGCTATTTTAATTTTACTCATTTATTTTCCTCTGTATTCGGAAATGCTTTGACAATTCGGTCCATTGACACAGCTGGATCCCATTCTTTGCAATACTTTTTACGATTGGCACGACCTTCTTTGGTGTCTGGATCATAGTCAATCCATTCAAATTCTGTGCCATCACACAACGGACAATGATTGTTATAGTCGTCATCTTCACGCATATCGCTACGCATACCAGTCCACCCGCATTTCTTATCACTGCATTGTGCGTCTACTGGCTCTGGTGGCTGATTAACCCATGAACCAGTGTCCCAGTTATATCCCTGCCAAGTATCAACTCCTGACTGCGGTTTGAACTGTCCGTATTCCCATTCGCCGAATTCTGTACCGTTCCAATATAATGTACCGTAGGTAGTTCCGAAGTTGCGCCACACTGCACTATACCAACCTTCCACAGTAGGTTTAACTTTGGCAAACTTGAACTTAGGTGACTTTTCCCAGTCACTTGGACTTGTTCCTATTGGAGGATGACCCCAATCTTTTTCTTCTGGAGAATAGCGTTCCCAATTGCCTTGGTCGTCTGTAATCAAAACCATGTTCATGTCTGAACTCTTGCCGTCTGTGCTGCCGCCCCAGTTGTCAATATCCTCACCGTCGTAGGTTACGCTGGTAATAATATCTTCACCATCGAACTCATCGTAGTTTAATTCTAATTTTTCAATATCAAAAGGTGCACGAAGTTCAATTTCGCCTTCAAAGAATGTGCCTTTTTCATTACTGCTACCAATGAACACTACTGTGCCTTTGGGCTTTGATCCTGCCCATACTTCGTCACTGCAACACAGACCGATGTCTGTTCCGTCGATACTATCTAGAGAGCGTTCCAGTACTGTGTTACCATTTTCGTCTTCGATTTGAAGTGTGCCTGCATCGCGACTCACACCATTGATGTGTCCCATGTCGTCACACTCGTACCACGAGCCTGGTGTAAATGGCAGCATGTCTAGGTCAAGCCCCATTTCTTCTTGTACAGTATCTTCATCACTCCAAGCAATTTCAGATAAGTCGACTTGATTATCATTACAATAGTCCCAAATCTTTTTGTCTACTGTGCCCATAACCTTTTCGCCACCGTAGCCCCACATACTAATTTTGTATGTGCGTGGTGTGAATTTAAGAACTTCAATAAGTTTTTGCTGTTCTGCTAGACGCTGTGTTTCAAGTTCTTCAGCAGTTGGCTCCGGAACATCGCTCGGAGCAAATGGCCATGAGCCTTTAGTATTAGTTGTTGTCATTGTTTATTATACCATTATTAATAAAAGTTGTCAAGTCTTCTTTGATTAACCGCCAAGTCCCGTCGTGATTGTCAATCCAATGTAAGCAATCGCCCTCTTTCCAACCTGCAGCATCAAGCAGATCCTGTGGTAACGATAATATACCATCTTCTTCAACAGTTAATGTCCAGGTATTCATATTATTGAATCTGACCTATCTCGCTCTTGCTTACGTTGTTGCTCTAATCTTTCTTTGATCATCTTTCTACATTCTGTTCTAACTTGGGGAGGTACATCAGGAAGAAAATCTATATCTCTGCAATTGTAATATCTACCAGGAGTTCCTTCCCAATTGTTGATAACAATCAAAAACACTGCTATAAATGCTACAATGACTATCAAGATATTTTTCATATATAGTCGCTGACCAACAGTTGACACATTAATCCTTCACGCTCATCCTTAAATAGAAAGTTCATGTAGCTGTCTGTTAACTCTGTGGTGTATTTGTCCCCAGGTAACCCAAATCGTTCTATAATGCTTATAGTGATTTCATCCCAAATTGGGATACTACCTGCCTTGGGACTCCATGGTACATGTACAGTTATCATTTTCTGTAGTTACCCTTTTCCGGAATCACGTGGCGAACACCGCCTGTGGGGTCTTCCATATCACCTTTGCGTCTGGGAATCAAATGAACATGGGGATACGGAACAGTTTGCCCTGCTGCTTCCCCCCAATTCATACCGATATTGAATCCGTCCCACTCACCACTGTTGACCTTTTCTTGACCAAGTCTAAGTGCATCAGCAAAACAATCTTCGATAACACCTACAGCTGAGTATTTAGGCACAAACAACAAGTGTCCTTCTGTTACAGGATACTTGTCTTTAAAAATAGCAACATGAAAATCATCTTGTACAACATCGTCCCATGGTGCCTGACCTGCATCTCGTGCATCATCTAATGAATAGTGTAGGTTCATCGTTGATATTCCTTTCTTTCTGTAGGCAATGCATCTTCACGAATGACAAATTCACGTCCACCTAGACTACCGACAAATGCTCGTGTGCGTTCTGTATAGACCAGTCGCAATTTAATTGTTTGAAATGCAACTTCTAAAAATGCTTTAGGCTTGTAACCTAGTACATGCATGTCAAAATCTTTGCCTGCATCTGTACAATGTACTTTGATTTTCGAATCAATCATTTAGTCCACCAATCTTCCCAAGGAAAATCAATCCACACATCGTTTTCGGCTTTGTTGACTTCCATGCCAATATAATCCATTTTAACATTACACTTGCTGGCAAGATTATCTACCAATACAGCAAATTTAACATTATTGTTCCATACTTCTTCCCAGGCCGGATCGTCTGGAAAGCAACCACTAGGCCAATCCTGCATGATCCAGTTAAGTGTGGTACCTTGATCGTTGATATCATCCACAATCAAAATGTTTTTAAAAGTAGTATCGCTATCAACTGCACGATCCTTGGATAGTGGGCCTAGTGCATCTTCAGCCATCCACAGATTGCTTTCAGGCCCAATCTCACTGTCACGTAAACTTACGTTCAATGTATGTAATGGAATATTAAAATACTGACTGATCATAACAGCAGGAATCAATCCGCCTCGAGTAATACCTACAATATAATCGGGTCTCCACGTTCCTGTAGCAAGTTCTCTACAGATTTTGCCGACTAATCCGTTTACTTCATGCTGGTTGATTTTGAGTTTGTTCATTTCTATCCTTGAGATATTGTTCGTGTTGTATCCATTTGTTGTTGACTAAAAATCCCCATTCACGTTTGTGAGGGCCTGGCATGAATAGAGTCCAAGCAGTTACTCCAGGTTTAAGTTCGATACGATGATAGCTATTAGAACTACAAATGCGGAAGTGACCAGGACCCCGCCAATGCTTTGTTTCTCCAACCATCTTGCCATTTTCGAAACTAGGAGTATATTCATAGTACCCACCTTTCAATATTAGTGTAGCATACGGCCACGGATGATCGTGAACATCGTCGGGATCACCTTTAAGAAATTTATGTAAAAATATGTTGAATGGAAAACGATTTCTTTCTTTAAGAAACAGATAATAGCGTTCGAGATACGGTTCGTTATTCACCCGATCAAAAATGATACGTTTGCGACCTAGACGTTCAAGCAGTTTCAAAAACATTATTAACTTCTTCCTTGAGGTATCTTATCAGTTCTTTATCAGTAGGCTCTACACTATAATTGTTCTTGTAAAAAATTTCATAGCTGTCGCTGCCGTACTTTCCAATGCCATATAACATTGTAGCATCATTTCCGTCCCAAGTCAAGTAGTCTTGACTCATTCTAATCAATCGATTATAACGAACATTCAGCATTCCCAAGGGCTGGATTATGCTTTTGACAAACTCTTCTTCTGCGTGTAGCAGTGCCAACGCTGTGGGAAACCAATATAGGAATTCGGGTAGTGTGGTCTTTACAGCTTTTCGACCAGTTTGGTTCAGCATAATCACACCAACGAAATGCTGCCAGGCATCATCTACTTGCTGTTGCACCATTAGGTCATCACGTAGGGGTTTAATCATTGTTTTGTCACTGCCCGTAGATGAGACTTATATGCTTCTATTTCTTTATTTAATCCCCACACCTTTTTCTCTAATTGGATTCTCTCATTATCTATTTGAACAGCAATCTTCATAGCATCAGTAGTTTTAAATCTACCTTTGCCATCTGGTTTAAATTGCTCTTTCAATCGATCCCAGGGAGTTTTATCAATCATTCCACACCTTCACCGAACCAATCGTCAACTTGACGTTCTGCTTCTTCTCGTGTCATTGCGTGTACAAAAATACGAGCAGGCTCGCCTACAGTATGTTGAATATTAAATTTTACAACACCTGCAGGAATAAGTTCCCAATCTCGTTCTACAACGAACTCTTGTAGATTTTTAGCACGAAAGATTAGATTGTCTGTAAGATCTTTGGCAGTGTTCATTGTTGTCCTCGGATTATATTATTGGTGCCCGCTTCGTCGTCACTGCGCATTTGATCTTCCATGTACAACATTAATTGATGTTTATACATATCGTCTGACAGTCCGTGCCAGCCAATGCATTTACCTGTTGGGCTGCGACCGCATCCGCACCGACCGATATCTTCTGTATTTTCTTTTACTCTTACTTGCATGTCTTTATCCTTTTTACCGAATATTTTTTCAAAACTATTAGCAAATTCTTCTTGACTAACGCTAAACGGTCTTGCCTTAGATCCTTTACCACCATCACCCATAATTACCTCGGAGCAAACTCTTGTTGTAGTTTAATGTTATCAAAGAACTCTTTCTTTGTATGAGGGTCGTCTTTGAATGTACCTTTGAGTACTGTTGTTTGAGTCAACGAACTGTGTGCCATAATGCCCCGATTCTCACAGCATCCGTGAATAGCTTGAACATAGACAGCTACATTCTCGCTATCTGTAGCCTTCATTATTTCTCTGGCGATGTCGTTGCAGAGTTCTTCTTGTAAGGTACCGCGACGAGCACACCACTGAGCAATACGAGTGTACTTGCTAAGACCGATAAGTTTTTGTGCGGCGATGATACCAATGTAAGCGACACCACTAACGGGCTGATGATGATGAGAGCACATAGAGCGCAACTCACTACGTACCACCAGCATACCTTCGTATCGGTCTTGTGAGTCGTTTGGAAATGCTGTTGCGTCTGGTGCTGTTTCATATCTACCTGCCATAATTTCATTAAAGTACATCTTGGCAAGTCGTCTTGCAGTACCTTTACTGTTGGGATCGTTTTCACGATCAATAAGCAAACTATCTAGCACTTGTTCAAATGCAGGAGTTGCTTCGTCGATTAGTTTTTCTATGTCGCCTTCGTGCAGGTAATCACTAATGTTGTCACCTGCCCAGAAACGTTTGCCCTCACGTTTCATTTTAAAGCGGATGTGATCGCCTAGGTATGCTTCTTGATATCCGCCATCGCCTGCCATTGCGTCTAGGCCTGTTTCTTTTTTATCTGTCAATTGAGTTTCTCCGAGTTAATGTCGTGGATGACATATATTATATTATTTTAACATCTCTAATAGTTTATTGCAACTAAAAAAGTTTTCTTTTAGTATATCTACCTGTTTATTTAGGCTAGGTATACGAGTTCTGTAATTTTCCATATGCTCTATAATTGTTTTACAGATGTCTGGACGATGTACAGTGTAAGCGTCAAACGATTCAGTCCATTTGCTAGGATACTTAAATGTGTCCATCGCCATTTCGCTGTAGCTTAGTCTATCGGGAACCATTGGGATAGCATCTACTATAGCACCTTCATACCAACTGATGCCTAGTGTTTCTTGTAAGTTAGCACTAAACACCATTTTAGCTTCACCTAGTAAATTATGGTATTCATTTTTTGTTAGTTGTTGATCTTGACAAACAACAAACTCATATTGAGGCAAATGATGTTTTAGGTCACGAAAGATTTCGACCTGCTTCTCAGGAGCAATACGATGCGGGAACAAGATAAGATCACGCTTGGGCATATTCTTGTACATGAGTAGAGTATCAGTCATATACTCCATGGGCCATCCTGTGCGAACAACCTTGTCGGTGAATAAAGTATCATCAAATACAGTCTTATACATTGTTTGTTTA